CATATTAATTTTTACAAATATAAATTATTTTACTCTTTTAAACAAAAAAGAGGGAGAATAAATCCCCCTCTAATTTTAGGATGTCAATTAAGACAATACATCTAGGTAGTTAGCAGTTGTGCTAGTTCCGTTCAAGATACCACTCAAAGCAGTGATATAAGCACCAGAAGTAGTACCGGCTGTAGAACCGATGTACAAAGTAACAGTGTCCAAACGCTCACTAGTATCTTCGTTAACTCCACCTGGTTTGAAGGTATTGTAAGTCAATACGTAAAGAGTGTAAGTAGAACCGCTCACAGCTTCTGGAATACCAGCAGCGATCAAGTCAGCGCCTTGACCAATAGCCTTAACTCCAGCAGTAGTATTAGTTACAGTGATGTTTGCACCTTGGTCCTGAATTTCAGCACCGATGATTGCAGGGTTAGCAGCAGTTGCAGTGATAACTACAGTTCCAGTTGTGTTTACAGCAGTAGCTTCGAAAGGCAAGTTGTTTACCATCAAAGCAATTGCATCACCTACAGTAGTAACAGTATCACCAGTTTTGATAGTGTACTGAATCAAGGCGTTGTAGGTATCAGGTAAGTTATTGTTCAAAGCACTGATGTCTTGAGACAAGCTGAAACTCAAAGAGTTACCGGCAGTCAAAGTACTAGATACAACAACAGTTACTACACCAGCTGTAGCGGCAGCACCAGTAGCCAATTTAGCTTTCTTAATAGCGTTGTAGTCCAAAGTAACTGTTTTAGTAGTTCCCAAGTTTGAATCGTAAACACCAGGAAGAGAGATAATTCCATTAGCCAAGGAAGGGTCAGTAGTGCTCCAAGCACTACGAACGAGATTATATAAGTTTGCCATTTTTTTAAAAATTAATTAAGCAGCGAATTCAATCAGACCCATACGGTCAGCAATACAATACAATCCACAGTCAGAAAGGATATGGAAGTCAACACCATCAACGTCACCAGTACCCAAAGAGGCAATAGTAGAACTACCCAAGGTAGCCTTAACAGTTGAAGCATCGCTGCTCTCCAAACCAATCATACCAGGTACGTAGTTTGCGATCAATTCGTCATTGTTGAAGTGATACTTCTGCAAGGCAGAGATAGTTCCAGAACCATCAGCAGCAGGTACAGAAGTCATGTCTACGAAGTAGATGCTATTAGACATACGAGGCTTACCGTTGATGCTAGACAATTCACTACGGAACATCTCGTCATCCAATAAGGCCCAACGTACGAATTCAATCTCCAAACCAGCGTAAGCATACTTCATTACGTTCAAACCAGTTACTGAAGTTCCACCGAAGGTGTTAGCAGTACCAGCGAATTTAATGTAGTCACCCAAGATAGTTTGCAAACGAGCCATAGCGGCAGATCCCATCAAACCAACTAGTTTACGTCCACCCTCAGCAGATACACGAACCATTTGCTCCAAGAAATCGTTGAAAACAGTTTGAGTCAACTCAGAAGTCAAAGACAAGTAAGAACCACCGTTATTGATGATTGACCAACGCAAACCACCTGTAGTGTAATACTCACCGAAAGGACCAGTTTTGATTTGTCTCTCAGAGAAAGCATACTTGTACTCCAACTGCTTAGCGAATGCTTTCAAAGTTAGATCATCATAAGATCTCCACCAGAAATCACCATTCCACTTAACGAAAGAACCGATACGATCCCTACGAGATTGGTGGCTACTTTCACGTGTAACTGAGGTCAAAGCGAAATCAGTATCAGGAGTGTAGTTCAATGTAGTCTTACCGAAAGAAGAACGGTTAGGAGAAGCATCGAAGAAACGTTTAGCGTTGTGGTTAACAGCGAAGTTACCAGATACCCAAGCAGAAGTGCTTACGGGAGCCAATGTGATTGTATTTGCACCGTAGTTAACATCAGTAACCAAACCTTGAACCATAGAAGCATCAGCAACGATGTCACCGATACGGAACTTAGATACATCAGTCAAACCAACTACACCAGTAGTGGTATTGATAGCTACGTTAACTTTAGAGAATACACCCAAGTTACCCAAAGAAGAAATCTCGATCTTAGATTGTGGGCTAGAGATAGAAGAAGACAATTTAGAAGTAAGCTGAGTCAAAACGTTATACCCATAATCTTGAGCATAAACCATCGCCATTTTATTTGGCAATGAAAGTCCCTTAAGCAATAAAGATTGACTTAAAGGGAGATTTGAAATAGTTGACATTTTTTGTGTTTTTTATTTTTTGTGGTTCCCCATTAACCCGGGAAGTAGGTATTAAAAGCCTCTTGTGCGGCCTCAAGTCCAGATCCAACGCTACGTCCACCTGCTGTATTGTTCTTACTAGGATTACTCACTTCACGAATAATCTGTTCTTTACCTTCATTACGGGCTTTAGTTACATTGGCTTTTACTAAGTCTTTTCCATGTTTTAACCATAGAGCGACAGAGTAAACTTTTTCAATATCGAATGAGCCATCTTTTCTCTGCAATGAGAACTCCTCATTTATGAACTTCTTCAGATCCTTAGACATTTCGTCTGTAATCTTCAAGCCATAAACTTCCTTGTTCACAATCTGCGAAGAGAATTGTTCTAACTCGGCATTGTATTTATCAGCAATAGCTTTTTGCGCCTCACTGTTTTGTTGATTAGAAGAGACTAACTGTTTCAGTTTTTGCTCATTCTTTTCTGCAAAACGGCCTCGGAACGTTTCAGCCCATTGTTTCTTTTGTAAAATAGATGCATTCTCGTAGTCATAAGTTGCCTGCTCAATCTCCTCTTCTGTTAAATTCATGAATTCTTTCAGACCTTCCTTCATTACCTTGGCATCATCCCAAGTAGTCAAATCATCTACATTATACTCTTTTACGAAATCGGCTAATGTTTTTCCACTCTTCTTGTATTCCAAGATTAGCTTCATATCATCATCGAAATCTACAAATTCTTTTTTCTCCTCTACCTTAACTGACTCTGTAGTATTTACAGTTTCATCCTTGTCCCACCACTCCTTCTCTGCTGCCGCAGGTTCGGTCTTTTCTTCGGGGTTAACTTCGGTGTTAGGTTCGGGGTTAATTTCTGGGGCCGGTTCTGGTGCGATTTCCGCAGGCACCTCAGCAGGAACAACCGTCTGAGCTTTTAACTCATCCGCAATCTCTTTCAAGTATTCTTCTGACATATTATTTCAAATTTACTTATTATTTATTACAAATACAAATTATTGCTGAAGCATAGCCTCTTCGACCATTGCATCAGGGGCAACCTTAGAAGCTACATCCAATTCTTTTCTGTAATTAGATCCCTGCTCCTTCATTCCTATTTGTTGTTGTTGTGCAGCCATCTGTTGTTCTTGTTGGGCCTGTTGCATCATCTGCATCATGGCTTGTTGCTTCTCTTGATCTCTTTGTTTTCTATTCAGACTGTACTCCAGCTCATTGATTAAGTCTGTGTAAGAATTCGCCTTCTCGATTTTAATGTAGTCGAGCATATCGATCATTTGGTTTTGCATAGCAGCTTGAGCCAATCCAAGTAAACGCTCTCTTGACTGCTCATCGATATAATCTTTAACCTTCAAGTACACCCCCAACTCTTGGAATTGGAAGTCCTCAGTCAACTTTAAGTACTGCTTACCGCTTGTGCCAACTACAGGAATCTCTTCCTCACTCTCATCAATTAAGGATACCTTGAATTGATTTAAAGCAAAGGACAATTGCTTCTCCACGAATTGGATAAAGCCCTGATAGAGATAAGTTGTTCCCAAGTTTGATTGAGCGATTGTACCGGCTTGTGTTTTAGCACCTACGTACCCAGACTGTTGACCTAGGGCAACCTTTGGGATATTTACAATCTCTTCCATCAATCTCTCTTCCTCTCTGCGCAAATTAATTAATAATTGCACATTGGGGTCTAGAGTCATATCCACCACTTCAACCAAACGAGCGTCTTGACCGGCAACAAAGTCCTCGCCTGTTGCAGAGCCATCAGTGATGTGGATACCAATTCTTTCAAAATCAGAGATGACATCACGGGCTGTAGAGGTACCTAATTTCTGTTTATTGATTAGATACACTTTTCCTTTCGCCCTATTCATCATCTTGGTAATCTCATTGGTGATGTAATCAATACGATCTTGGTGCTGATGCAGGCGAGCTACAACAGAACGATTCTCGCCCATAACCATATTAGGGATAAATACTTTTAATGGCAACTCAACGTCTCCGGGGTTATCAGTCTTACGAACGATATTGGTCATCTCCTCTGCATCAACGATGTATCGGTTTCCAATTAGTGTTCCTCTGTAAACTGTCTTAGTCCAGTACTGCCCTTTCCTTTGATTGCGAATCTTGCTATAGTGGGTATTGCCGAATTTATCTTTTGATTTCTCGTAGCCCATATCCTTCATACCTACCCAATACCCAGTCACACAGGCTAGGGTTGGAAGATTATTGATATTGAAGGCCCAATTGGTTGCATACGGGTGAGTTGTTAATTCAAGCAATTGATATAAATTATTTGAAGTTATCTTCTTCAACTCATCGATCTCCTCAAAAGTCAAAGAGTCTTGGTATCTCTCGATTACATCACTTACGTTCAACCAATCAATCTTACCTACGAAACGGGCATCAGAGTTGAAATCATCATCCTTCGCCCTATCAACTATTAAGTTGTGGGGTAAGATAGTCTCAAAGTATTGTTTTCCATTCTCTACTCTATTCTCGATTCCTACGTATCCTCCTAATAAGGTATAAAGGAAGGCTTGTTTATATTTCTCTTGGAAAGAATTACGATTTAAGATATCTTCTGCCATGCGTAGAGCTAATACTTCTGCTTGCTCTTTATAGTCGTACTCCATCCATCTGTGTACGTCCTCGCTTACTTCAAAGTTCTGAGGCCCAGCGGGATTAAATTCTACCCCGGCTTGCTCCATTGCTTGGAAGAAATCAGGCACCTCGAATTTCAATAACATCTTTTCGAGTAACTCAGTCTTCTTATTGACTGCCGTCTTGCTATTGTTTATAACAGATGGCTCGATGTTCTGAATCATCTTGATCGCATTACCCACCATGTAGTCAACCAAGGAGGTAACTTTCTGTCCATTGATCCATACCGTTGGCAAATCGCAATCGTTCTGGTCTTGGGTGGTGTAATAGTAATCCTTATTATATTGGCGGCCCAAGTAGTAGGTGAACATTCTCACCACCTCATCGATAGGGTTTTCTAAATCGTTTGTCTTTCTAACTCGAGAAATTCTATCGTATCTCTTGTTGAAGTGAGACATGATGAATTGAATATTCTTCTTAAACCAGATTTTGTCTTTTGCGCTTTCCGCTACAAATTGGTTAGGTTGATCCGTTATAGTGAATGCCATTTATTACAAATTTATGCAATTTTACTTGGATTTCACAATTTTATTGTCCAAGATACTTTTTATCTCTAGACTTATATGTCTAGACTTATATCTCTAGATCCTTTAATGTATTTGCTTAGCAGGAGGAGATAGTGAGTGAATTCCCAACTTAAAAGTCAGGTCATCACCCCCTCTAAAAATAGACTTGCTTGAGCTATCTAGAGAACCGTAGTCAAGCATATAGGTGCTACGATATGGACTCAACTTTCAAGGGCTATACCCCCCGCCTATCATACACCTCAGTCCTTAGTGCCGGTGTTGCTTCTGGGATAGGTTCCCACAGTAGAAGCGTACTTTAAAAACGCTGTCGTCAAATACATCTGTATCCCCGACCATTCTCAAAGGGGGAGTAAAAAAATAAAGGGCTCCCCGGTTGTCCGCTAGTTGTAACACCAGCCCGAGAAACCCAAAAAAAGGTCTTTTAAGATGATGTTACTAATAGCGGACAAGTACAAAGTAAATACATTTATTCCTCAAAATCAAGTATATAATGCCTAGGAACCAATTTTTTTATATAAAATTCGATAAATTCATGCCCCTTGGCTACAATTTGCTTCTCAACGATGAGGCGAAAGATATATTTATCATTAAAATCATACTTCTTCTGCAAGATATCGACAAAGGGTTTGACCACATTATCGACATCGCTCGCCATATTGGCTAGACCAACCACCATAGAAACTTCCAAGGGTTCTGCGATCCACTTTAATTTATATGCCGGCAGTTTAAGTAAGACCTCCTTCTCGTATTCTTTATACAAGGGGGATTTAAACTTACGTCCTTGCCATGCCTGATTAACCGATAAGGGTTTTACCTGGACTCTATTTGAAAAGAGCAGGATACTGCGCTTTGATTGTTCCTTCATGTGCTGCTAAATCTGTGTAAAGTAATAATTCTGATGGCATACCAAAGTAAGCGGCTACCCATAAGATGCATTTAAAATTTGTTAGGCGACCTTCTGTGAATGTATGGAGCAAGGTACTATCTGTTCTGACCCCCATATAATCGGTCAAATTATCTAATGTGATATAGCTCTTGTGGATTCGATTCAAGAAACGAATATTGGCTAAGAACCTCTCGCTAATCTCCCTTTCTTGTTTGTCAACTAGAGCAGAGTAGTACTTATGTCGCAATTTAGCGAGCATATGTTCCTCTACATAGGGGCTCAGACCCTTTTTCTTAATATTAACCCGCTCCTGTTCAAACTCATCTACGGTCATATCTGTATAGAAGAGGTAAAGTGCTCCATATACTTCTCGTTCTCTTGAATGCATTTCATCACCTCACGCATGACGATGATTAATTTCTGCTGATCAATAAGAGATTTACCGTTAAGGATATTGTACACATCGTACTTCTCAATTCCAAAGGGGAAGGTACGCTCAACTATACGAGCCATATCCCCTCTACGCAATTTGCCCTTGAGCTCTAGTATTTTATTTTTTAATTCTGTATTCATAATAATATACAATTTTAATATTTTTTTTTGGTATTTCCAAATTTCGTTGTATATTCGCTCCACAATAGTTATGGCTTTAAAAGAAAAAACAACCCCAGTAGTGTATCTTACCATCAGAGAAGGTAAGATTGCAAAGAAAGAAGGCGAGACGTATGTCTTGTTTGACTCAGTAGAAGGTTTCATCCGTGGAATCAGTACAAGAGAACACAAGTATGGAACAGATTTGTGCATCACTCTAGAAGATGACCAGATGTATCAATTGCAAATTAAAATGAAGGGTGAGGAACCTACAAGCAAGCAGACAGCTTACTTTATTGCATTTGCACATTGTTGCCCAGCAATCGATCCACACCAAAGAGTAGAGTTCATTCCAAATTTGAAAATCGTGGACGATAAAAAGAGATCCGCCTTATTCTTGAAACAGAATGGAGAGACTATGAAGTGGGCTTACAAAGTAGGTCAAGACGGAGTTCCTGCTCCAGAAGAATTGAAAAATAAAAAAGGGGAAGTAATCTCTACAGATTGGTCAGAGGTTGAGGCTTACAGAGTTGATCAGGTTAACTTATTCAGCAAGAATTTAGCTCCTAGTGTACCCCGTGATATCGTTAGAGAGTATGGAGTAAATCCACACGCTGAGTCGATTAACGATGATGATTCAATTTCGGACTTGCCCTGGTAATGTCAAGAGGCATAAATAATATGGCTTTAGCTAGTAAGATAGGAAAAACGATTGAACCTGCTCATATGAAACATTATGGGCAGGAACAAAAGGCTATAATTCGGCAGTCTTCGTTGAAAAGTGCCGTAAATATAATCTCCTCAATGAACCTAGAAGGTAAGAGTCTAGACGAGGTTAAGGAGATGACGTTTCACCTTGCACAGGAATTCGAAACATGGGTCTTGAGATAGTCCAAATCAATAAGGACAAAAGCTACGATGAATGGATTCAGTTCCGTACACGTGGTCTTGGGGCCTCAGAGATTGGTACCTTGATGGGTGTTAATTCCTGGAAAAGTCCAGCGGAGCTCTACTACCAGAAGATCGGTTTAATCCCTCAGAAGGTGGAGCCGAATATTCCTATGTTTATGGGAACCATTTTGGAAAAGACTGTTGCTGAGATATTTGAGTATTGGGATGGCGATGATGCATCTATGTTGAAAAACTATGAGGCGGGTACTAAGGTTAGAACTTTGTACGAGCCAGTTGGGTATGTTGTAAACCCAGAGTATCCTCATCTATTCTTCTCGCCAGACCGCTTACAAATAAAATCAAAAAACTTAAGAATAAGAGATGGTAGAATTAACTTGGAAAATGTGGAAGCTATTATTGAGATTAAGACGATTAGTGGATGGAGTAGCAAGCAATGGGAGGGCGGTATTCCACCGTCTTACTACTTGCAATTGCAAACCTACCTAATGGGTCTCGGAATTGATACAGGCTACATGGTTGCTCTCGAAGACGGACGAAATCTAAAAGTCCATAAGTTTGAGAGGGATCAGGAAATGATCGATATGATTGGCAATGTAAGCCGTGATTTTTGGTCACGTGTTGAGGCCGGTCGTTTAGCTTTAGAGCTAGGAGAGGACTACGAGCAGTACGCACCCCCTCCAGATGGCACAGAGGCCTACTCTGAGTTCCTTAATGAGAAATATAAGAACCCTGAGGAGAACACGATTGTGAGTACGCCAGAGATCGATGAGTTCGTATTACAATACAAGGTAAAGAATACGGAGATTTCTATTCTTGAAGATGAGAAGAGGGAGGCAGCCAATTTCATTAAGAATTATATGGGCAACAATACCACTATCTTATCGGAAGAGGGTAAGGTAACTTGGAGGCCGAATGCAAAAGGTGTGAGGATTTTCAGAGTTGGATGAGGAAAACAAAGGATATCGAATGGTATCAGGCTATGTGGGAGTCACGTCCACACAAATGCCAGGAGTGTGGTATACATCTACAACACTTTGCACCGATGTACATCTCGCATATCATTACCAAAGGAAGTTATCCGAGTCTGAGGAATCATCCCGAAAACTTTATGATTTATTGTTCGCAATGTCATCAATTATGGGAATTTGGGAAGAGGACGGAGATGAAGACATATTCGGAAGCGATGGAGATTGCTAATAGATTAAAAAGAGAATATCATGAAAAACAAAAGCCCTAAGATAGACGGTAAGCAGTACTTGCGGTATATGAAGACGTATTTATGGGCGCTGCGCCATAGCAAGGAACAACTTATGCAAGTTGTCGCTGGTAAGTATATGGATAATTATCCAGTCTCTGCACTTAGCTTAGATCAAGCCATCACAGATATGGAAGCAGAAAGCGAGCTACGTCAAACGGGTCTCAGCATAACCGATATGTATGCTATTAAAGAAGCACTAGATTTAATTGATAAGAATGACACCGAAACAACAAGCACAACAGATGGAAACGGACATCAAGAAGATGAAGTTTCAGATGGACACCTTCCGATACAGGCAGATAGCAAAATACTCGATCAGCCTGTTAAAGAAAGAGCTACACGAAGTAGAAAAAGTAACAAGAGTAAACATGACGGAAATGATCCGTTATTGGGATGAAGTAGAAAATAATTTACCATGAAAAACTATATATTAAGAGGTCAGCGAGTTCTTTTGAGTTTGCCTGAGATTAAGAAATCTACAATTGAGGTAGATGAGAAATTGCAAAAGGAGTTGATGGAAAAGGAAATGAAGAAATGGTCAAACTTGACAGTTTTGGCTGTGGGAGACGAGGTTGTGGGAATAGAACCCGGCAATGGAGTCTATGTCAATCCTATCTTCTTGCAGAACGCAGAGAGAATAGAAATAGACGGAGCAGATCGTTTGATTGTGCGCCAGTCTGATATATCTATCGTTTGGAAATAAAAAAATATGGAAACAAATACAGCAAAACAGATCATCGCAGAGGCGTTGAACATCGCCATCTCAAAGGGGTGCTTCGGATTGGTAGAAGTACAGAACATCGTTAAGGCCCTAGAGGTTATTAATGAAACCGCTGCGCTAAGCTCAGTTCCTTCGCAGATACCCGAAATTCAGTTTGAGAAAGAGGTAGATTAAATCTATCTTTGTAAACGAACCCCCCTAGGGATAGTCTCCCTAGACCGAAAGTTCCCACCTGCATACCGTTAAGGAGCTATGCTCCGAGATCTGCTAGTGGGACTTTTTCTTTTTTGGGTCTCAGCTCCAAGGAAGAGGAGTAATCTCTGGAGATACAGGAGGATTCTTTTGACTCTCGATCTGTCCCTCAATACAAGCAGTAATGGACAAAACTCCGTTTTCTCCTAATTCAGATTGAATCCATCCAAGGACAATTTCCTCAGTCAGATCTGCATAAGGTACAAACGAACTTACGCTCGCTGTTGAGAATTGAGCTGTGTTAGACAGGCTTGAAGAAAACTCACCGTCCACACCAGTCACATCATAAGCAGCGATCACAACGTAATCCTGCTGTCCATCTATAGTTTTTGTCCATAGATTCGTAATTTTCCAAGTATAATTTATCATGATATTTTTTATTTTATGCGATGGTTTGTGTCCATTTTTTTGTAACGAGCCAAGTAAATTGTGTCATATTGTTGCGAATTTAGTTAATTTTATGCTAAAAGTATCTTTTGTGCTACTCCGTTAATTATTACATCCCAAGTTTTAGTTTGTGGTGTTACTGCTGCTGTTACTGCTCCTGCGTTTGTTCCTACACTACCAAATACTGCTTGGTTATTTCCCGTTGCAGTAGCCCCTCTACCCAAAATCAAAGAACCGCTAAAGTTTCCGCTACGAGTATTTCCACCAACTGAAGTGTTGTTGTTGCCTGTTGTGTTATCTCGCATATTTTCTTCTCCAATCGCAGTATTTTCAGCACCCGAAGTATTTGCTTGTAAAGAGAAATAACCAATACCTACGTTAAAACTTGCATTTGAATTTGTCAAAGAATCTTGACCTACTGCAACGTTATAGTTTGCAGTAGTATTTGTTCTCAAAGCATTACTACCTATGGCAACGTTTTTAATTCCCGAAGTATTTGCATATAAAGAAAAAACACCAAAAGCGTTATTATCAGTTCCTATATTATTTTGAACTAATGCCTCAAAACCAAGTGCGTTATTATTAATTCCTGTTGTATTAACATTTAAAGCACGATAACCGATAGCAGTTATACCTGTTGCTGTCGTATTACTCAACCCTGCTTGATACCCTACTGCGGTGTTGTTGGAGGCGGTGTTTTCCCTTAACGCTTGAAACCCTATTGCAGTATTATTTGAATATGCAGTTCCTTGACGTAACGCTTCAGAACCAAATGCAACGTTATTATCCCCTGCACCTAAAGAATACAAACTTCTAAATCCAACAGCAGCGTTATTTGTTCCCGTTGTAGAACTTATCATTGATTGGAAACCAAGTGCTGTGTTTTGATTACCTGTATTAGTAGTCAACGCTTGATAACCCATTGCTACTTGACCTGTCCCACTCGTATTACTAAACCCCGCTTGATACCCTACTGCGGTATTATTGTCTGCTGTGTTTCGGTCTAAGGCGTAACCACCAATAGCAGTGTTGTAACCACCTGTGGTATTAGAACGCAAAGTATAACTACCTATTGCAGTATTCCAAACGCCTGTTGTTGTACCTGTGGCAGCCAAAGTACCCATTGCTACGTTAACACTTCCGCTTGTATTTCCTCTTAACGCTCTATAACCTACTGCAACATTTTCTCCATTTGTATTAAAATATAATGCTTCATATCCAATACCTATGTTTGCATCACCAATTAAATTGCTAAATAAAGGGAGATAACCAATACCAATGTTATATGAACCTGTAGTATTACTCCTCAAAGCATCCACCCCTACCGCTACGTTTGTACTGCCGCTTGTATTAGCTGTTAAAGCACGATACCCAATAGCTGTATTGTTTGAATTAGCATTTAATGCTAAGGCTAAATAACCTACAGAGGTATTATTACTACCAGTTGAATTATTATAACTAGCAGAAAGACCAAAAGCTGTATTATTAGCTCCTGTAGTATTAAGACCTAGAGCATTAGAACCAAAGGCTGTATTGGATGCAATAGATCCTCCTCCTCTATTATTTACATCTGTTGTGGATAATCGGAGTGGTGATTGGGTCTCAGATCCGTCTGTTACAACCTGAGCAGTCGAGTACAAGGGCAGAGCAGTTTTGAGCACTCCTAAGGGGAGGGGAGTAGATATTGCATTTAGCTGCAACTTCATCTCCTGACCACTTCTCTGGTGAAACACCGTTACTAGATCCACACTGGGTTCCAATTCCCCTGGAGCCAATTGGGGTAGATTATTCATTGCCATATTTTATATTTTATAAAGTTATCCAAGATGTACCATTGTAGAAACAAGGTCTATTTAAATCTGTATCATACACCTCAAGACCAGCTGCCGGGGTTACGATTGCGTTCTTCTGGGCTGTTGTCATTTTTGGTTTGAGGAATCCCTTGGTAGTAGATTGAAAATCAACTATTGAAGAAACATCAGCAGTTGGATCACTCACAGTTGACGACATAGCCATGCTTTTAGTTTGACCATTTAATCGCCAAAAATAGTTTCCGCCCCAACCATAAGATAAACGAGTATCTGAATTACTATCTATTAAATAATTGCTACCCGCATTTTTATATATAGACAATGTTTTTCCATTGGCAGCATCATTAATTTTTAACGATACTATATTCCACCCATAAAAATTAAATTCTTGAGCTACAGAATTAATACCAAATGAATAATTGCCATCATCGGATATCTTCAATAATTGATTTCCGCTACTATTCTGTACTAGAAGAGAAGAGGTAGCTGAGGTTGATCCTGATCCTTTTATAAATAACTTACTACTTCCAGCAGCTTGTTGTCCAAGTGCCATTGTACCATTAGATTCAAGCCAATATGATGGACCATAAATAACACCGCTTGCAAAAAAATTAGAACTTGTTGTTGTGCCATTTACTTGTAACGCACTTGTAGGATTGGGAACTCCTATACCCACTCTCCCGTTAATTGGATCAAGATATACACCGCTTAAACTAAGCGCACTATTTGTAAGTGTTAGAAGAGAGACGGCTGCTTCTGAGCCCCCATTCTTATAGACTACTACCTTATCCAAGTTGGCATTAAGTGCGCCTGGACCAATGGTTGGAATATTTTCTAAAGCCATATATCAAAGTTAGTTAAAAATAGGCAAAATTAAAAGAGGGGCTTGCGCCCCTCTCAAACTAAAGTTTCGGTCTCAGATTATAAAGTAATTATCTCGATATACTCCTCGCCATACACTGCAATAAGAGCAGTTTCTACAGCTTCAATCAAGAGGCTTTCAGCCGTCTTGCTCTGGTAGGCATCCACTGTTAACTGAAGTCCTGAGAACACAGGATTAAAGTCTGCGATATCTGTGATAGGAGATTTACCCTCTTGGATTGCGGTCTCAGATACAAATAAGAAGGTGGCTACCTGTGCAGGAATTAAATTCTCTTTTACATCCTTAACAGAGGCATAGCCCTCTCCAATGATAACAATAGAACCAGATGGAATAGAGATCCCACTGTTTAGGTTTACGGGTTGATTGATTTTTATAGCTTTCATGATGTTACAAATATACGAATTTTTACATTGTGGTATGAGAAACTTTGCGCCATGCTACACCATCGTAAAAACAAGGGCACGCTAAGGTAGTATTGTAAGCCTGCAAACCATTTGCTGGAGATGCAATAGCGTTTATCTCTGCTGTGGTCATGCGTGGCATTAGGAAACCATTTGTAGTAGAGTTGATTATGAAATTACCGCTCGTTAATGTTGAAGTTATATCTCCTGCCATAATGATTTGAGCTGAAATTCCTTTTAATACAATTGTATTATCTTGAATTGCAGTTATATTAGATGCTGAATAGAAATCCAATCTTCCATTACCATTGCCACCACGTATAGAACAAGAATTTCCGTAAACACCAGAAGTATCTTCAGGGCGTATAGTTAATGTACGTGTTGCAGTAGATCCAAATACAGCATTAAAGTTATCTTGTATTTGTAAAGCGTTGTTTCCCGCACTATTCTGCACCAAAAGCGATGTAGTGGCGGAAGTTGAGCCGCTGCCTTTGATAGATAATTTTGCTCCAAGCGTTGTTGCAGTTCCAACTCCTAATTGTGACAAAAAATAAGAGTAACCTGCGTTACCGGTTGATGTTCCCGTTAAATAAGTATACGTAGTTCCATTTTCTTGCAATGTTAAATAACCACTAGGTCCATCATTTCCTAAGATAGCCCTTGTAGTACCTGCTGCATTAGTTACTTTGAAACTTGGATATGTACCTGCATTTATCAAACTACCATTTGAAGAGTTTCCTGTATAAGTCAAAGAAAAAGAACTATCGGTAACTCTTAAATTTCCCGCAATATCCGCTGTGTATAGTGGTGCATTAGTACCAATACCCAACCTTTTATTGACGTTATCCCAATATAAGTTAGATGCATCAGAGGAGAATGCAGAGCCGTCCGAGAATTGGATTGCTCCAGATACTCCAGAGGGCGAAGATTTAATATAAGATGGGTTGATTGTACCCCGGGTATCA